TATAAATATCTGCTAAATCTTTGGCATCTTTCAAAGCATTTGGACTAAAGAAGTCGTAGTCGGGGATTTCAATATCCTTGTTGTAAAACTGGTCTTTTTTTGGAAGAATATTATTAATTGCGGTTCCACCATAACAAATTAGAGATTTTTTCTTTATAAAATTTTCAACGATTGTTAGCATTTTTGTGATTTCCGGCGAATTTACTGCATTTTTACCGATGACTTCTTCTGCCTTGTCAACTGCTGTACGTAAAATAATTAATTCACATTCTTGAAATGACATTTTTTTATCGCATAAGTCTTTCATTTGAATAAATATATTATCTAAAATATAGTGAGATAATATCTTTTTTGTAATTTGTAAAATATTTGTTGTTACTTTAAACTTTGTAACTATAATAGTCACTTTGAACCTCTCGTGTTTGGTAACTAACAGCCGGATCTTGTGGTGTTGGGTTAGGTATAGTAACTGGAATATAACGTAGTCTATCTGGTTTCAAGACAAACGCATAACCGTTATCGTTGAAGAATTTTTCGTCTTCTTGTAAATTAACATCATAATTTTGGTAACGCATAGCAGTCATTTGACTTCCGGTTTCTCTTGCAACAACTCCACTAGGGTTAGGTGGCGAGGTTCCTTTATCCGGCATACAAATAGTCATATTTTTTTTGTTGAAATTTTGTAATTCAGACAAGTCTGGAGTATTTTTAACGCTGTAAAAATTTAATGCGCGCATAAATACAGAGTTACTAGTAACATTCACATATTCATAAAAGTTTTCATTGTCTAAATATTTGTTGTTTGATTTATCAACAACCAGAATTATTTTTTGAGAAAGACTAGTTAACTTGACATCACCAATATTTTTACCTCCATACTCATAACTATATTCCGGACCTAAGAAATATCTTCTATTTTCCTTAAATATTTTTGCCAAATTTTTGTACATTTCAATGTTGTTACTTTTAATTCTTAGGTGAAACAATATAGGGTCATTTGGATTTGGAGCAGTGCCTCCAGAAAATGCGTAATTAACAATAATATTCATAACGTCTGAAAATGGAACACTGTTATAAGTTTCTTTTATATAATAACTACTCTTTGTTGAGGTAGCTACAACTGGTTTATTATTTATTGAATATATTTCAAAGTCTAGACCCCGAACACCTTGTTTCAATACATTTTTTAAGTTGCACAAATTGACAAAATCGTGTTTATAAGACCCACCACTGCAACAGTTATAAGCGGTTTTAATATAGTAATCTTTTAACGTGTAACCGCACTTTGGGTCCTTTGCGTTAATTGACTTAATCTTTCCGTTTATGGTTCCATATTTTTTTTCCATAATAGAACATTCTTTGGGCATTAAACTAGTAATATAATAATAATAAACAATTACTAGAACAATTGTTACGATTATCATAATAATAATGACGGTGCTTATAAAATATTCTTTCGTATATTTTGGGTTATTTATTATTCCACCTAATTTATTTTTTATATCTGAAACATTTACCATACTTATTTAATATATAATAATATTAAAAGTATTTTGTAATTAAAAATATTTAGATAATAGCCAAAATATTTAATTAAATATAAATTCAATTAAATATAAATTATCAGTATAATATAACTAAATGAGTGGTGGATTAATACAACTTGTTTCGGCAAGTAATCAAGATATTGTTTTAACCGGCAATCCAAGTAAAACATTTTTTAAATCAACATATCATAAATATACCAATTTTAGTTTGCAAAAATTCAGACTAGACTTTGAAGGTTCTAGAACATTACGTTTGTCTGAAGAGTCAACTTTTACATTCAAGGTGAAGCGTTACGGAGATTTATTAATGGATTGTTATTTAAGTGTGGAATTACCAAACATATGGAGTCCAATATTTCCTCCTCAAACAGATAGTACAACAACAGCGAATAATACTGGTGCGTGGATTCCATATGAGTTTCGTTGGATTGAAAATATTGGAGCACAAATGATTTCAAGAATAACTATTACTTGTGGTAATCAAACATTACAAGAATTTTCTGGAGCATATTTGTTGGCAATGGTACAACGAGATTTTTCTGCAGAAAAAAAAGCGTTGTTTGACAAAATGACTGGAAATGTTCCGGAGTTGAATGACCCAGCAAATTCTGGGACACGTGTGAATGCTTATCCAAATGCATACTATACGAGTGACCCCGCTGGAGCAGAACCGTCTATTCGTGGAAGAACTCTTTATATACCATTAAATGCGTGGTTCACTCTCAAAAGTCAAATGGCATTTCCTTTAGTAGCACTTCAATACAACGAGTTACAAATTCATGTTACTATGAGACCAGTACAAGAACTATTCCAAATACGTGACGTAATGGACAGCGAAAATAATTATCCTTACATCGCACCGAATTTTAATCAATATTATATGCAGTTTTATCGTTTTTTACAAACACCACCAGATGTTGCTTTAGGAGTAAATTCTTATACTGATACCAGAACTTTATGGAATGCAGACGTGAATTTGAATTGTACATATTGTTTTTTATCTAATGCAGAGTCACGTATATTTGCGTTGAATGAACAAAAATATTTATTTAAGCAAGCAAGAGAAAATGTATTTTATAATGTTACTGGACCGAACAAGGTTCAATTGGATTCCATGGGTATGATTTCAAGTTATACTTTTTATTTACAAAGGAGTGATGCAAATTTAAGAAATGAATGGAGCAACTATACTAACTGGCCTTATAATTATTTACCATATGATTTGACACCGGCAAGTACAAGTGGTACATATGAAATCGTACGAACAAATCCAGATGGAACAACAACCACCGTATATATTGGTCCAGGTGTGAATGCAAATGGTAAATTGACTGGTTGGATGCTTACTGGTAATTATAATTTGGAAAATGAGAAAAATATATTAATATCAATGGCTCTTTTGTTGGATGGTTCCTACCGTGAAAATGCACAGCCCGTAGGTGTTTATAACTATGTTGAAAAATATACACGAACTGCTGGAAATGCTCCAGACGGTTTATATGTCTACAATTTTTGTATGAACTCATCACAGTCAGATTTACAACCATCTGGTGCAATCAACATGAGTCGTTTTACTACTATTGAATTTGAGATTAATACGATTGTTCCTTCCTTGGACCCATATGCACAGTCGCTCACTATTTGTGATCCCGAAACTGGAAATATTATTGGAATAAATAAACCAACTTGGCGGATTTATGATTACAATTTTAACTTGGTGGTATTTGAAGAAAGAATCAACATGATTACTTTCGTGGGTGGTAATTGCGGTCTTATGTATGCAACTTAAAGTATATTGTTTATTTTTATGTACGTATTTACGTAATACATAAAAATAATTATTCAGTCAAAGTAAAAACCGATGAAGGAGTTTCTCTTTTCCATACTTCATAAAAATAATCAGCGCAAGGCCCCCATCCATCGCCTTCAGAATAAACAACACTTAATCCTTTTTCCTTTAAAAGACAGTCGATGTATTTTTTATGTTCAATGTCTTCATAATCGTTTTCCATAATAATTAAATTGATATTATTTAAAATTTCTGGCATATCTTGTAAAATATAATAAAATGCTCCCTCACAGTCCATAACAAGAGTATCAAATGTAATATTGTATTTTTTTTCTAACTCATCAAATGTAATAGTGTTTACTTTTTGATATCCTTCAAGAACTTCATCGGAAACAATAGTGTTCCAAAGATATGGATTTTGTATCAAGTTTCTTTTAGATAATGCAGCATTTTCTAGAAAACACTCCAAGTTGGTACCATTTTTATTTTCTACTAATTGTTTAAACACAGCATCATTTGACTCCAAAGAAACCAAGTTTTTATTATTACATCTATTTAAAATGTATGACATTACAAATGTATTTCTTCCAACATTTGAACCAATCTCAAGAATTTTTTCATTTCCAGTTAAAAATTTTACAGCTAATTTTTGTTCTGGGAATTCATTCATAAACCATCCGTGTTTTAAAGGAATCAAACGATGAATCACTAATAATGTATTTACAATAATTTCTGGATAAGTCTCGATTATATGTTTTGGAATAACTTGACCCATGGTATGGACTTCACCATTTACAGTATCAATATATATCTCAGTTGTGTCATTATATGAATGTTCTACTCCATTATAAGAGATAATTATATCTTTTTTGATACCTGGGACGGAGTCTGTAAATATGATCGCTCTAGAAGTGTCACTACGTGGAATACGAATAATGTTATTTTTCATCAGAGTTTCATATGATATTTGGGTAATATCAATGTTTTGTGTTTTTACTCCATATTTGATAGTAAACATATTATATACTATAAATTATATATTTAAATTATTAATACAACGTAAAAATAAATTATGTAAACAACATAAAAACATTATTTTATGAATATTTATAAATAATGGAAAATACACAACAAACAAAAAATACACAAAATAAATCTAAACAACTTATCAAACCAATAAGTTTTTACCATAAATATAACTGTGATTCATGTAACTATCATACGAATTATAAAAATAGCTATAATAAACATATTAAAAGTGCTAAACATTTATCATTTGTTCCAAAAGAAGGATCAACAGAAGTTGATAGTAATGTTGTACGAGAGGATCCCTCGGTAAATAGAGAAAAAGTAATTGAAGACTTACAAACAGAAATAGTAATGGATGCAAGTATGGGATTTATTACCGTAGAAGAATTTAAAAAAGATACAAAAAATGAAAGTATAACTACATACAACGAAGACAATTTAAATAAAATAGTTGACTTGATGAACAAGTTAAATGATAAAATAAACAATAATATTAAAGTAAAATGTTTTTATTTTGGGCTAGGTTTTTTATTTCATTCAGTATTTAACTTATTCATTAGAAGCTAAAGGCCCGACTTCTTTGAATTGTCCTGATAAAGTTGGGCGAATCGGATAGTTAGGCATACTTCCGACACTTCCAGATGGATAATATTTTTTGTTAAATTCATTTTCACCTAACTCAAATTTATTTTTCCATTGGTCTACTCCTAAAAAATACTGCGGCACAGGTGCATTAGGGTTGATTACCGTTGCTTGTGTTCCAATATCACTGGTTAGTACTGAAAAAGTGGGCGTGACTCCTTGAGTTAATTTGCCTGAATCATTATACCCCGGAACTTCCTCGCTAAGTGACTGTTGTAATTTTTTATTAGGAGGAGGGGTGCAACCATAACAGTCAATATCAGAAACACATTGTTCTCCGGTGATTGAGCAACGACCCGGTGGTCCACACATATTTTTACAAGTAGTTGTTGTGTTGATTGGTAGTCGTACTGTATATGTAGTGTCAGCATTTTCTAAATTTATACTTGGGGTAGTTGTAAAACCTTCTTTTTCTCTACGAATATAATCATTTTTGATTAAATAGTCTCCCCAATAGAAGATGATACAAATCAAAATCAGTGTAATAAAGGCGAGAATAAATATATTTATTTTATTAGTCATAATAATATAAATAGAGAATAAAAAATAGGAAAGGTAATTATAATTTAATGTTCATTCAAATAAATTATAATATCAATTTATAATATGGCAAAAGATTCGTCATCTGAAATTGAAAAGAAAAAAAAACAGATGCTTAGTTCCATGGGAACTACAACAACGGCGAATCCAACGGGATATGCAACAACATTATTTAGACAATTGTTAACTTTCGGAATAATGATTGTAATTGGAACAACCATGGTGTATTCTGGAAAAGTAGCACAAGCAAATATATTGCCAACGAAAATAAAATGTTTTCCATATACAAATTTGACACCCACGATAGATAAAGTTGACATTGACATTAATATTGTTAAAGTGAAACCAGGTGAAGTTTATTCAACAAAACTAGAATTTGATCAAGCAAAAAATATGAAAATAATGGAAGAAGGATTTTTGGGATTTCTAAAACGTATGACGGAAAATAAAGAATCTGGACATTTTTACTTGTACGCGTGCTCCTTGTACCAAAGTGCTATATCCAATAACTTGTATATGAATACAGCTTACTATAATTTATTGAACTCAACCTTTTCAGAGTCGTTAATATTATTTTTATTACCATATTTTAACATTTTTTGGTTTATAATTACATTTGTTGTTAATTTAGGTTATATTACTGGTATGTGGTTTTATAATTTATATTTATTTTATAGCACAAAGACAGTTGTGAATGATAAAACAGTATGGCAACCGGGAGAAAGTATGTGGAGTTTTTCAAATGTATTTAAGTCGTTGTTTATGATTTTTATTGCTTTTATCGCTTGG